ACGGGCTGAGCTCGAACTGCAGATTATTGAAAATGATTTACAAACTCGTGAATCTGAACTTGAAACTTGTCATGAACGGCAAGAACAATTTCACAAAAATAAAACTGCTATAGAATTCAATGCAACGGTAGAAACGAAAATTCAATCTTTAAAGACAGATATCGAAACAAAAAATTCTGAATTAAAAACTATTTCTGAGCAGATTAAATCTAAACATGGAGAAATTGAAGTAGCTCGAACTAAAAAGAAAAATGCACTCGAACAACTTGATAAATACAAACAATTGGAAACAGAATACCGTGCATTTGAATACTATTTAAAATCAGTTAGTCGTAACGGTGTTCCATATGATTTAGTAGCATTAGCAATTCCTAAAATTGAATCTGAAATAAACAATGTGCTCAATCAGATTGTAGATTTTAACATAGTTTTGCATACAGATGGTAAAAACATTAATGGATATATTATTTACGATGAACAAAACACATGGCCATTGGAATTGAGTAGTGGAATGGAAAGATTTATTTCTAGTTTAGCTATTCGCATTGGACTTATCAATGTCTCGGCCTTGCCACGTCCTAATTTCATTGCAATCGATGAAGGATGGGGTAGTTTAGATGCGGAGCATATATCATCAGTTATCAATCTGTTTGAGTATTTAAGAACCAAATTTGATTTTTCAATCATTATCAGTCACGTAGACTCAATGCGAGACATGGTAGACAATCTGCTAGAAGTTAATAAAATTGAAGGATTCAGTCATATATTACATACTTGATATTTATATAAAAATGCAAGTACGATATGCTACAAAAAACTGCAGTTTATAGAGGATATATAAATACACCTACATTTCGAACAGATAATACCGCAACATCGCCAGATGTTTTTGCGATAACTGAATTTCCAGAAAGATTAACTGCTGGTAAAAATGTTATAAAATTTCGAGGACGTGAAGATACACTTCAGCCTGGTTCTCTAATACAAGTTGAAGTTTTAGATTATAATGGTGATCCTATATATTCGGAAATACTTGCAAATTATATAGATGAAGACAAAGCCCGAGTCATAGTAATTTGGGTGTATGAAGATACTTCTCCAGGCGATGCTACAGTAACACTACTCAGCACACTTCGAAATGTTCCTGCAGAATGGAAGAATAAACCGAATGTTAAATGGACCAGAAGCGTAGCAGTTAATCCTACTGCCCCAAATGTTTCAGAAATAATATTTGAAACTGAACCTACAATACGAGTGTCAGAGCAAGTAGGGGTTCAATTGAATCGCACATACACATCTGGTCAATTTCCAACCTATGCTGGTGGAACTATAACATATACCGATCGCAACTTTAAGCGAATAGCAGTTGTAGCTGGCGGAGGAACATTTACATCGGATATGGTAGGAGGAACACTAACTGTTGCTTCTCCTACAAATCCACAATCTACTCCGAGATATCCAATAAGCAATAACACTTATACTAGCACTATTAAAAAAGTGTTATCAAGAGACGCAATCGAATTAGATGCTCCATACACAGTATTTTCAAGTCAAAGCATATTTTCACACACATACAACAGTTTCGGACCAAGCGCCTATACTATAGATTATGAAGCTACTCCGACGTATACTCCAACACAAAATTCTGAATCATTTGCATATGTAGAAATAGAAGGATTACAACCAGCGTCAGGTGATGTTAGCCGAATCAAAGTGTATGCATCAGGAAAAGGAACTGTTGGAACATATGAACTTACAAATGACATTGAACTAGTAGAAACAGAAATATTCGTTCCTTCTACATCGAGTGTAGATCCATACACTAATATTGGATCTATAATAAATCAAAACGTTATTGATACATATTGGGAAAGTCACACATACTTGGGACGTACAGAAACTACTGCCCCTATTTTACTATATGGTAACAAACCGTTAATTAATGGAATAGGCCTAGTGTCAGCAATACCTATACCCAGAAAAAATGATGTATATGTATTACAAGTTTCTTCATCGGTTGCCGGTAAATTTATTGCAAACTCACAATACAAAGTAACATTTGATGCATTCGGCCAACGTAATAGTTTTAGTAACAATCAATCTCCGAAAATTCATGTATACATGAGTGGTAGTGCATTTAATTATAATACTACAGATTATTATAATCAAGAGTTACCTGTTCGTGTTGGAAAGAAAGTCGGAGAACTTGAAATACGTTCCAATTCACAACGAATTGATGATCAAACGTTTTATTTTAAAGCAGATCGAACCGGTACCGGCGTATTGCTATTTGTTATAGAAGCTGGCCAATGGAGTTTTTCTGATATCAGAACCACAACAGATAACGATCCAGGCTATACGCCAAACTATACACGATTACGAACCGAAATACCGACCAAACATAAGTCAGGTAATCAGTTATCATTCAAAATAGAATATTACAATGTTGCTGGAGAACGTAGCAAACTGATTAGCTTCAAAAACAATTTGGATTGGCAAGGCGGTAACAGATATATTGATGGTGATTTTTCCATGATTACCGGTTCTCTATATGTGGCAGACACATTGGAATCAGGTATTGCAATCAGTGGATTAACTGATACTGGTTTTGTTAGATCATTAGGATACAGTGGATTTGAAACAGGCGATCCTGGATTCTTGCTTTGGAGCGGAAGTGCATTACCTGGCCAGAACACTAAAGGTGGAGTACCATATAGCGGCGTAGGTTTAGAATTATTTTTAGATACATCTAGCTATTTCCGTTATTCTACAGCAGATGATGAATTATATGTAGCTACAAAGAATTTCTTTTTAGGAGATCCTAACACATCTTTTATTAGCGGAAGTAATAGTAACATAGAAATTTCATCTAGTAATTTCCACTTAACTGCTGATGGTAATGTAACAGCATCAAATGCATTATTTTCAGGCGTTGCATTGGCAAATGTAATTAGAGATGCAACAGTTATAATAACCGCCGCAAATTCCGGATCATATTTACAAGCATATAATGAATCAGATGGTTCGGCAACACCGTCATATCGAGTAGTATTAGATGGTTCATTAGGAGGCGAAATAGCAAGACGTGTTAGAATCAATTGTTCATTATTAAGACCAATTGGAGATTTTACGTTACCTCAAATCGGATCTAAAGAACGTTTAGATTTTATCTTAGAAACAAATGCAACTGATACATATCTTTTAGATACATTTAATCCTAGGATAGGAACAATACCACTTACATGGGACCAAATATTACTCAGCCAAGGATCTGTTATAACGCTAACAACATCTGGAACAGGTGGTTCTGGGTTAGCTGCACTTTCTGGAACAGAACATCCGTTTAATCACGTGTTTTCCAGAAATATTACTATAGGCGACGGAGACGGCAGTGGAGGTCGAATCGAACTATTTGTAAGTCGATCTTCCTTACCAATTGCTTCGGTACAGCTAGCGCCTTCGATAATAATTAACGAGTCAGAATATTTTGGTACATTTCGTATATCACCTGCCAGGATTACTAGTACTACATCTACAACCATAGGTCAACGACAATTAGGCTCATGGAACACTACATACCAATTTCAGACTGGACTTCAAGCAAATCGACCATATATGGCATTTTCATCTTCAGCATCGCCTGGTGGTTCGACATCCGGAGTAGATCGACGAATTTCTATTAATGGTGCATTTCATACATCCTGGAGAGATTCTGATGCAGATATAACAGTAGCTACATCAGATCATACAATTGTCGCAACGGTATCCTCTGGAACTCAGACAATTACATTGCCAGATGTTTCTGGATTAGAAACAGGTCGACAAATAGTAATAATGAAAGAAAATGCAGCTGGTACATTGGTTGTAGCTGAACCTACTACAACTGGAAATATTGTTAGACCCGGCGGAGGTACCGGAAACCGAACTACTACTTCACAATATGCACAAATAGTTTTGTATTGTGATGGTAATAACAATTGGTACGCACAAGAATGGGGAACATGGACATAACCACCATTAAATAACATGTACAATATTTATATAAAAAAGAAAACGAATGAACAACGTAACTGTTTTATTTCCCGGAGGGTTCAAACCCATTACCGGAGCACATATGCATTTAGCTAATGAATATGCCAATCACCCGGCAGTAAGCAAAGTGATCATGCTAATAGGTCCAAATTCAAGACCAGGAGTAACCAGAGAAAACAGCATAGATATTTTCAGATTGCTGAACAATAATCCTAAAATAGAAATACAACCAACACCATATCCAAGTCCGATACTTGCAGCATATGAATACTTGTTTAATGCACCTGGTGGATCATATGCATTAGCTGCATCTAACAAAGATAATGACTATGTTCGAGTAAAAGGATTTATAAGCAACGTAGAAAAATATCAACAGGTTGGAGATAAAAACGGCAGAAAAATACCTGCAGACGTTAACGCAGAAGAGATCAATGTGATGGTAGATCCGTTAACAAGCAACGGAAAACCTATTTCTGCAACCGCAGCACGCGAAGCAATTGCTAGTGGAGACTATGAAACATTTGCACAACAATATCCGCAATATGATGAAGCCTTAATAAAAAATGTATGGCAAATATTCAACACTGTTACAGAATCACTGTTTTCAGTAGAATGGTGGAAACAACAACTTGAAGAAGATGTTAATGAAATAATGGGTGGAGGTTATCCAACAAAAAAACAAACACAGACCCATGCTAAAAAAATCAATAAATTGAGAGGATTCTTGAACAAGAACAGTGGCAAAGAATTTGTTTATGATTTTGGAAATTTTAGCAAAACTGTTTTTGGAGTTCCATTAAACGAAGGCGGACTTGCAGGGCACATGGATCATCCTTATGATCGTTATGATTTAACTTTCAATGACATGAAAGAAATGATAGCGCGCGGATTAACGGGACGATTAAATGTAGAACAAGCTGTTACGGAAAAGACAGATGGACAGAACATATTTGTAACATATAAAGATGGACAAGTAGGATTCGCGCGCGGGACAAGAGAACGAATCAATCCGTTATCTGCAGAAGAATTAGCTTCGAAATACGAAGGTCGTGGTGCAATATCAGATGCATTCCGCGAAGCTGGAAAAGATTTAGATGCTGCATTATCAAAACTAGGACCTGAACGACTAACAGAAATATTTAAAAACGGTCGAATATATGCTAACATGGAAATCATATATCCGGCAACTAGAAATGTTATTGCATATGAAACCGCGGTACTACAATTCCACAATTTAACGGAATATGATGATGCTGGAAATGAAGTTATGACTGATATGCCTGGAGGCGCAGCATTGCAACGAGCAATACAAGATGCTAATGCACACTTGCAAAAAACGTTTCAAATTATTCCACCGAGAGAATTAAAATTAGGCAAAGTAGATAATTTTGAAGATTATCAAGATGCGTTATTCAAAGAAGTAGATCAACTCAGAAATCGTTACGGTTTAGCAGAAACGGATTTAGTATTTGAATATCACAAAGCGTGGTGGAAAGAATTAATTGAAGCAAAAGCTAAAGAACTAGGATATGATATTCCAGAAGTTGTATTAACTGCGTTGGTTCGACGATGGTCAATTGCAGATAAATCTTTAAATAAAACGGCTCTGAAGAAAATGATTGATAACGAACAATTTCTGAATTGGGTCGTAGAAACAGATACTGCTGCTAATCTGAAAAAGATACAGTATGAAAACATACAACCATTTGAATCAATATTCTTGAAACTAGGAGCATTGATACTTCAGAATGCAAGTGACTTTGTTGCAGTTAATCCGTCTAACGCAGTACAACAAATCAGAAAAGATTTAGCAGACTCAATACGATTATTAAAATCAAGCAATAACATTAAAGACCTAGAACTACTACGTAAGCATTTATCCCGGATACAAGCACTTGGCGGGTTTGATAAAATTGTGCCTTTAGAAGGAATAGTATTCACGTATGGGGGCAATACATACAAATTAACCGGTAGTTTTGCACCAATCAATCAACTTGTAGGCGTCCTAAAATACAGTAGATAATATTTATATATAAAATAAAGAAAACCCATGGCTGAAAAACATAAGAGCAAATACAAAGCACCTAAAGACGAAGCAAAGTCACAAAAACCAGAAACCCGTAAAGATATGAAAGATTATGTAGGAGAAGAAGCTCCTAACATGGTACCTGGTGGAGTTAAAGGTGTTGTTCCAAATGTACCAAGAAAATATGCTACAGATGTAATTGACAACGTAGAAAACATGGTACCGGATATTAAAGAGCGTTTATACAAAAAAGTAGAAGAAGGTGAATATTCGGCTGAACATGCTCGCAAAGTTTTTGAAAAATTACAAATTGAAGATACAGATGGTTTCTTGGAAAAATTAGAACGAATCGATCATGGTGCAATTACTAATTCAATGGTAGAGCCAGAGAACGAAGAGAAACTACAGGAACGTGTTGATAAATTGTCTGAAGAAAACAAAGAACGATTAATCAGAGAATATGTTCGCAGAAAAATTGCAATAATGATCCGCGAAGAAGCAGAAACAGAAGATGCTGCCGAAGAACCAGCACCAGCACCAGAACCTGCGCCAATTCCAGAACCAGCACCAGAACCAGCACCAGCAGCAGAAACGCCTGCTCCCGAAGCAGAAGCTCCTGCAGCAGAGCCAGCAGCTCCTGTAGCCGATGCTCCAAAAGAACAAGGACCAGCTCAGATATTTCAACAAGATATATTAAAGAAAGTTAAAAATTCAAAAAATCCAGCTGACGCAGTAACATCGATATTTTTGAACATGATGAAAAACACATTAACAAAAGTAGAGGCAGAAACCGGACAAGAGATTGATCCAACGTCAATGCGAACAGACATGATAATTTGGATGAAAAACAATGGCATTCTATAAAATATAATACATGGCAAAAAAGAACAAGTTACAAAACATTAAAGCCGTTCAACAAATGATTGACGGCACCCACAAGTTCCAAACCAAAAAAACAGTAGGATTTTCAGATGCAGAATCTGCAGCAAAAAAATCAGCTACACATGAAATTGGGGACATATGGGAAGAAGTAGATCCAGTTACTGGAATAGTTACAATTGTAGAACAACGAGACGGATTTAGAATTAAAAAATCTAAGAACTCAGATGCATTACAACAAGCAAGAGATTACATTAGATCATTTCCTAAGTGTCGCAAAGAATCATGCACCTGCCTAAAGCCACATCCATTAGATGAAACAATGCGTAAAGCAAATGGTATGTGTTTTGATTGTACCATAGAAATGGAACATGAACTCAAAAAAGAAGGCAAGTATCATGAATACGCAAAAGAAAAAGTTCGGGCAAATGCATTAGCCTGGTTAAGAGATGCAGAACAAGATGTCGAAATGTTAAAAAAGGCATATACCGAAGCATCTAAAGTTGTTGTGAATTCTGATGGGTTAACAGAAGATATGCAAGCACAAATGACTCCAGAAGAATTTCATGAAAAAATAGAAAAAGGATTCCAGGAATATAAAAAGGAATTCATGGCAGAACTAGATAAAAGAACATTACCAAATGGAAACGATTAAAAAATATTGGAAATACATTGCAATCGGAATTGTTGGTTTATTTACCATGATTATTTCGATAATTAAACTGTCTAATAACAACAAATTAGATAAAACAGAAGAACAACTAAAAGACAATGATGCTGAGTTAAACAAATTAAAAGGTAAATCTGAGCGTGTAACTGAAGAAAAGAAAACAGTTAAAAAACAAGTGACGGACAATAAAAAGAAAGTTACTGAATTAGAATCAAAAAAGAAAACGGCTCCTAAGAAAAAAAGAACTACATCACAAAGTAAAAACAATATTATTAATAAAACTAAACGTAAATGAAGTATATCATCTATACGATATTTTTCTTAAATAGTTTAACGGTTACTGCTCAAACAGATACATGTTTTACTGAATCTGAAATACATGCAATATCAGAAACATTGGATTCATTATATTATATAGATTCAGTTAACGCAAAAATAATTAACACGCAAAAAAATATTATATCTCAATTAGAACAAATTAATTATTTAGATTCATTGCAATTATCATATCATTCAAAACAAATTGCAATTCTAGAAGAAAACATTGAAATATATGTAAAGCGTGAAAAAATGCTTAAACAAAAGTGGTATCAACATCCTGCACTTTGGTTTACCGGTGGTATAGCTGCGACGCTATTAACTGGTAAAATGATAGTAGCTATAATACAATAATATGGCAGAAAAGAATTTAAAACAGATAATTCAAGAACAATATGTTCGGTGTGCAAAAGATCCTATCTTTTTCATGCGTAATTATTGTTATATTCAACATCCTAAACGAGGAAAGATCAAATTTAATCTGTATGAATTCCAGGAAGATGCATTAGCAGAACTCCGAGACAACCGATACAACATTATATTAAAGTCACGTCAGTTAGGTATATCAACACTATCTGCAGGCTTTGCACTTTGGAGCATGTTGTTCAATGAAGATTTCAACACACTTGTTATCGCAACCACACAAGAAGTAGCAAAAAACCTAGTAACCAAGGTACGGGTAATGCATGATAATCTTCCAAGTTGGTTGAAAGGAACAATTGAAGCTGACAATAAATTATCATTGAAATTCAAGAATGGTTCACAAATCAAAGCAATATCCAGTGCATCCACAGGAGCACGTTCAGAAGCATTATCATTGCTAATTGTTGATGAGGCTGCCTTTATACGAAACATTGAAGAAATATGGATAGCATCTCAAGCAACCTTATCTACTGGTGGGGGTGCAATTGTGTTATCTACTCCAAACGGTTTAGGTAACTGGTTTCATCAAACATGGGCTGAAGCAGAAAGCAGCGTTAATGGATTCAACACAATTAAACTGCATTGGACGGTGCACCCGGATCGAGACAAAGAATGGCGAGAGGAACAAACCAGATTATTAGGAGAACAAGGAGCAGCTCAAGAGTGTGATTGTGACTTTATTAGTTCCGGACACACTGTAATTGATGGTTCTATACTGCAACGATATGAATCCGAATGTTCTGAACCATTAGAAAAAAGAGGATATGATAACAGCTATTGGGTATGGGAGTATCCAGACTATACTAAAAATTATATAGTAGTAGCTGACGTCGCACGTGGTGATAGTGCCGACTGGTCTGCCTTTCATGTTATCGATGTCGAAACAGTAACACAAGTTGCTGAGTATAAAGGTAAAATTCCACCTAATGATTTTGGTAATATGCTAGTAACAGTTGCAACAGAATGGAACAATGCACTGCTGGCAATTGAAAATGCAAACATAGGTTGGGCTGCAATTCAACCAGCTCTAGACAGAAACTATGAAAATTTATTTTATACATATAAAGATGATGGGTATGTAGATTTAGAAGTACAACTCATGAAAGGTTATGATGTAAAAGATAAAACTAAAATGGTACCGGGTGTTTCCACAACAAGCAGAACAAGACCATTAATGATATCTGCATTAGAAATGTATATGCGAGAAGGATCACCTAAAATACGCAGTAAAAGATTAATACAAGAAATGTTTGTGTTTAAATGGCAAAACGGAAAAGCACAAGCAGAAGTAGGTTATAACGATGACCTTGTTATGAGTTTCTGTATCGGATTATGGTTACGTGATACATCATTAAAACTCAGACAACATGGTATTGAATTGCATAAAAAAGCAATTTCACAATTCACAAAAACAAATGGAATTATTTCAACCAACGGTCGTAATAACACTGATACTGGTTGGAAATGGAATAACGGTTACGGTGATGAAGATCTAACTTGGCTGATCAAATAAAACACCACTGATCTTTGCCAAGTTATATTTATATAAAATTAATATAATCAAAGTATGGCCACATTAAGAAGAAGATTACGAAATTTGTTTCGTACCAATGTTATTGTAAGAGCATATGGTAAAGACAAATTACGTGTAGTCGACACAAACAGATTACAATCATCAGGAAATCTAGTAGGAAGTAAAATAGCCGATCGTTACACTCGAATGCACGGAACAAATCGCCATGCTGTCGGTGGAATGGGTGGATATGATTCCAATTACTACATGCATCAAAACAGAATGCAGTTGTATACGGATTTCGAAATGATGGATAAAGATCCAATTATTAGTTCTGCATTAGACATATATGCAGATGAATCTACACTTGCAAATCAATTCGGAGATATGCTAACAATTAAAACTGAGGATGTTCGCATACAAAAAATACTAAACAATTTATTTTATGACATATTAAATATAGAATTCAATCTGTGGCCTTGGATTCGTAATATGTGTAAGTATGGCGATTTCTTTTTAAAATTAGATATTGCAGATGAAATTGGAATTATTAATGCAAGACCATTTTCTAGTTATGAAATGGAACGGTGGGAAGAATTCCGAGAAGATATTGGAGATTATGAAATAGAATTCCACCATGTTTCTAATCCAGAAGAAAAATATGATGTTTTTGAAATAGCTCATTTCAGATTAATATCAGACTCTAACTTTTTACCTTATGGTCGATCCATGTTAGAAGGAGCACGTCAAGAATTTCAAAAATTGACAATGCTTGAAGATGCAATGCTTATTCATCGTGTAATGAGAGCTCCAGAAAAAAGAATATTCAAAGTAGATATTGGTAATATTCCTCCTAATGAAGTAGATGCATTCATGGAACAAATGATCAACAAAATGAAAAAAGTTCCATATGTAGATCAAAGAACAGGTAATTACAATCTCAAGTTCAACTTGAACAACATGTTGGAAGATTACTTTTTACCTGTACGAGGCGGAAATTCTTCTACACAGATTGACACATTACCAGGAATGGAATTTACCGGTATAGATGACATCGAATATGTTAAACACAAAATGATGGCAGCTCTTAAAATACCTAAACCATTTTTAGGATATGAAGAGGGTGTAGAAGGAAAATCCACATTAGCATCCATGGATATCCGATTTGCACGCACAATAGAACGTATTCAGAAAATAGTTGAATCTGAACTAGCAAAGATTGCAATCGTGCATTTATACACGCAAGGATATGAAGATGCAGATCTTGTTAACTTTGATTTGGAATTAACGGCACCATCAATTATATATGATCAGCAAAAAGTAGCCTTAATGAATGAAAAAATTCAATTGGCTGCTGCAATGAAAGATAGCAAACTTGTTTCAGATAGATTTATTTATGAATACATATTCAATATGTCTGAAGAGCAATGGCTGCAAGAACGTAACGATGTGATTGAAGATCTTAAATTGAGATTCCGTCAAAGTCAAATCGAACAAGAAGGAAATGATCCTACATTAACCGGAGTTTCATATGGAACGCCACACGATTTAGCTTCAATGCACATGAGTCCCGATAGTGATGATAAAGGAGGT